CTTTATACTTCATTTTATTATTTCCCTTTCATTTATTATTATTTATTATATAAATCATCAATATAGCTTAAAAAACATAGTATTAAATAGTAAGATAATACCAGGATAAAAAAGCCACCAAATAAATATATTATTGTAAGTAATTGATTCATTATTAACTCCTTTCAAATTTAATCTGATCAGTAATTTTAGCTGGTATCTTATAATTATAATAGATATAATCAATAACTGCATCTAAATCATCAAAATTTTCTCCCCAAGCTATATTATTAATAGCATATTTATTATTTTCGTTTTTAGTAAATATATCTATAAAATATATAAATAAATTTTCAGTTCCAGGATTTTTCTCTTTTGTAATATAAATTAAACTTTCACTTGTTTTAATTTCATATTCATATTTATTAGTTTTCTTAATATTCATTTTATAGTTTCCTCTTGTTTATTATTATTATATTCAATGCTTGTTTTATAAATTTGTAAAATTTTTGCTAATTTTAAAAAAAACGAAGTCCAAAAACATACTTTAAAGACACTTTTTTAATGTATTGTATGCTTAGATATACCCAATTTTATTAATTTTAAAATTCCAGGGATCCCAAAATTTTACACTTTTTCATTAATTATTTTATTTACTTCTTCATCAAGTTCATTAAATTCATCTTTTATTCCGTATTCTTGGTTTAATTTTTTCTTGATATAATTATATTCAATATCATTTATAACCATTCTTTTATTTGATTTAATCGATTTTGATTTATAATCATTAGATATTGAGCATACTTTTATTTCAAAACTAAGCCAATTTTTATTTTTATTTTTCATTTTTACACCTTTCTTTTATTATTATTAAATCCAATCTATATCTATTCCAAGTTTAAATGCTTCGTTTTCCATAATAATCTGTTTTTCCTGGGAATTTAAATTATAATAACGTTCATCATTTAATATTTTATCATATAAACTATTAAGATACATTTTTTCAAGTCCTTTTTTTACTTTTAGGTTTAACATTTTTACACCTCCTATTATAATATAATTTGATTATCAATATAAACATTACATTTTATTATGTTTAAAGCTTTAGTTTTTAATAATAGCATCTGAACTAATTGTAATTGTCTTGTAGTCCCTAAATTATAATTAATATTTAAATCATCTTTTTTAAGTTCTAAAAGTTCAATTAATTTTAAATAACTAACTTTTACTGATTTATTAATTATATTATTATCTTTTTTAGTTTGATATACATATCTATAATTAATATCATTAATATTATTATTATATCTATAACTATTCATTTTTACACCTCCTATTATTTATAGTATTTATTAGAAATTATAAAACTTATAGCAGCTTCTAAGTTTTTAAAATCAAAGCAGTCATCATTAGGAAAAAATTCACA